ACCAGGTGGCGGGTACGGTTGAAGTAAAAATCACAGATGACGCGACGGCCTTACTCCCCTCTTCATCCAACTTGATCTACGATATCAAGTGGATTGACAGCAACAGCGATAGCGGAATTATGGCATCCGGCAACGTGATTTTAGCCCAGCCAGTGACGAGAGAAATATGAGGCCAGCAAAAAGCAGCTTTCGGAACGTGGTAATGTTTTGCTTTTCCGTAGCAATTGCCGTGCTCATGGTGTTGCTTATCTCGGGCTGCACACTCACGGACGCAAGCGGAGCACGCTACACGCTACAGCCGGAGTCGAACAACGCCGCAATCGGCACATCAGAACGCATGTGCTACCAGCGCGTTTATTCGGTTTGCATGGCGTCAATAACGACATACGTGGATTCTGAGGGTGAAGAGGATCACGTTGCAGATCACTGTGCCACGATGATCGGGGTGGCAGATCGGGCGGGTACGTGTCGTGATGAACCGATGACGGGCAAGGGGTTGTGATTGATGGCGAAGCATAGCGACGAAACAAAGGCGGCGGTCATGGCCGCGCTGTTAGCCGGGCAATCGGTCTCCAGTACCGCAAAAGAATACAAGCTGCCAAAAGGTACAGTTTCGAACTGGAAGCGAAAAGCAAAAGAGCGGGCAGGGGGTACAGAGGAAACGTACCCAAAAAAGGCAGCAGAGATCGGCGAGCTGCTAATCGGCTACCTGCACACGAATCTCGAAACGTTGCGCGTTCAATCCGTGTTCTTTCGAAACGAGGCTTGGCTTAAGCAGCAAAATGCGGCGGATCTTGCGGTGTTGCATGGTGTAGTCACTGACAAGTCAATCCGGCTCTTAGAATCATTATCGGGGACTAGTGCTGAATCTTGACCTTGGTATTGAGTTACCAGTGGTCAGCGCGGGGCCTTTCAACTTTGGTAGCGTGGGGGATTCTAAATCACAATACATACCGCATGTTCCCACGTCAAAGCAAGCGGCATTTGTCGAGTCTGACTTACTAGAAGTTCTTTATGGTGGGGCGGCTGGCGGTGGCAAGTCTGACGCTATGCTCATGGCGGCACTAAGGTTCATAGATCAAAAAGACTACTCTGCGTTGCTCTTGCGTAGAACATACGCAGATTTATCCCTGCCAGGCGCATTGATGGATCGCGCGGAGGAGTGGCTGGTAAACACAGACGCACATTGGAGTGACAAGGAAAAAACTTGGACATTCCCAAGCGGCGCAACGCTCACCTTTGGCTATCTAGAAAATGAGCGGCAAAAGTACCGCTATCAAGGCGCTGAATTTCAATTCATCGGGTTTGATGAGCTGACACAATTCGAAGAGACGCAATATAAATATCTATTCTCTCGCCTGCGCAGGCTCAAGGGTTCTGATATACCGATCAGGATGCGGGCCGCGTCTAACCCCGGTGGCCTTGGTCACAATTGGGTGTATCGCCGATTCATCGTAGAAGCAGAAAACGAATCGCGTCAATTTATTCCGGCTGGGCTATCTGATAATCCACATGTTGATGCAGACGAGTACACGCGCTCTTTGCAGGAATTAGACGAGATAACGCGGCGTCAATTGCTTGATGGTGAATGGGTTGCCGATGAAGCGGGGCGACCATTCAAGTCAGAATGGTGGGATAACAAAAACCGCTACTCGATACATGACACGCGGCAGTCTAATACTGTTATAGGGCGATGGATATTTTTTGATACGGCGTTTAAATCCGGCGCGACAAATGATTACAGCGTGGGCTCGGTAATTGAGTTGTTGCCCGATTATCGAATTAGATTGCGGCACGTGTGGCGAGACAAGATCGATAGTGCGTTTCTACCTGACAAGATCGAGGAAATGGCCTACCAATGGAATCATGACGAGAAATTACAAGGCATCGTTATCGAGGACAAAGGGAGCGGCACAACTGCCATCCAAACAATGCGGAGAACGTCCCCCGCTTGGATGGCTGGAATGGTATTCGAGTTTACGCCATACGGTAAAAAAAGCTACAGGGCCAGAGTATCGACTATTCATTGCGTACGTGGTTGTGTCTTGTTGCCACACCCTGACGAAACGCTAGGATGGTACAAGGATACAATCGACGCGACAGATGGCGAATTGTTCCTTTTTGAGGACGACGAAAGCCACGAGTATGATGATTTTGCGGATACTTTCACCATGGCGATCATCTATCTGGAGAATTACATAACACAGGGATATCATGCGAGAATGGCAACGAATGCAGCCCAAAAATAACGATGTATTAACGGAAATAAAATGCTAAATCCGTACAGCACACAGAGCACCGAATGGTCATACGTAGCGTCCTTACTGAAAGCCGACGATCCGTCTGCCATCGATTGGCCGAGCATGTACCAGATTCTGGAGGCGTATCGCAACCAAAACGGACTGTACGATGCCATCAACGCAATCGTAGGCTCTCGCGATAATGACGACCTGCGCAACATCAAGCCATTGCGCAATCCGGCAAACAGAATTGTCGAATTTTACGCCGCAAAAGTATGGTCTGGCTCTCTTCCACACGCATTGCCGATAGAGGCCGACAACGAGGCCATCATTGAGCCTATCTATCGCATTTGGTCAAACTCTAACTGGCAGAGCGTAAAGCAGCTTGCAGTAAGGACGCTAGTCACCAAAGGAGATCTGTTTATCCAAGTTGGTACGGGCGAAAGCGGCAACGTGTACATGCAGGTTGTGCAGCCGGAATACGTGACCGATTACGACACGGACGAACGAGGTTTCCTCAAATGGCTACGCATCGACATGCCGCAAACGCGGCGCAAGCCAGACGGCAAACAAGAACACTTTTACCGTACAGAAATTTGGGATAAAACTAGTCTACGCATTTGGGATAACAAGCATGGCGCAACGGTGCAAATGGAACGGCTTGGCGAGGCACAATCCGAGGATTTCTTGGGCGATATGGGGATTGACTTTATACCATTCGTCTATGTGCCACTCAAAGCAGATCCAACCAAGCGAGCGGTCGGTGCTTACACGCTGATGCTCGATAAGATCGATGAGGTCAATCGGCAGGCCACACGGCTGCACGAAATGATGTTTCGCTACAATAAGCCATTCTGGGCAACGGAGCGATCCGGCGTGGATAGTGCGGGCAGACCAAAGCCGCCCGTCAATCTTGGCGTAAATGCTCCAGTGACGAACGATAGCGACAACGACGACGATATTATCAATTTGCCCGCTGACACCTCGCTTAAGGCGCTGGTGCCCGATCTGGCATGGACAGCGCATATACAAGCCATTCACGACCAGATGGAAGAGTTAGAAAAGGATCTGCCCGAGCTCGCTTACTCCAACCTGCGAAATTCTGACATGAGCGGGCGCGCTATTGGACTCCTGTTGGGTGACACGATAGACAGGGGAAAAGAGGCCAGAGCAGCGGCTGAAGATGCACTGATTAAGGCGCAAAAGATGACTCTGACCATCGGTCAGAATCTGGGCATGTGGTCGAACATCGGCACGTATGAAGGTGGCGATTTTGAACACGCATTCCGTGAGCGAGACATCATCGACGTATCGGCACTCGATAAGGCGACTACGTTCCAGATGTGGGCAAGCGCGGGCGCTCCGGCTGGCTTTGCACTGCGCGAGACGGGCTACACGGATGATGAGATCGGGCAATACAACAGTGACGCGGATGCCGCAGCACGTGCACAGAGTACGAATTTGGCAGCCGGACTACTGAACGCTAGAACGAATTTTAATCGAGGAAACACCAGTGAGTAGCCTTTATCGGTCGCAGCGTAATCATTTCAAAATTAATCATCCTGCGCTCATGGCAATGCCACCACTCTGGGAGCGACCAGAGCAGGATTATCGAGATAGTGTCCGCTTTCAAATCGCTATTCAAGAAGCCTTGCGCGATCCGAGGGTTTGGGCAGATCCAGATCCAGAAACGCCAAAGATGCGCATTATCAATTGGTTCAAAAGTCTCCTAAAATGAACTCAGTCATAGAAGGGATAATCGAAGCGTTTAACGCCTCACTCGAAGCAAAAGAGCAGGCGGCATTCGAGACTATGACCGATGCATGGATGACGGTAGAGGATAGCGTCATTGATCAGATGGAATTGTTAATCGTTGATATTCAAGCGATGGACACGCCAACACAGGCGCAAATCTACCAGCTTGATCGGTTGCAATCGCTTCTGGTGCAAGTGCAAGACGAGATCGAAACGTTCGTTGATGCGGCAGCGGAGCCAATGAGTACGGCTCTACAGCGCGAGTACATAGAGGACGCACTCAGGCACGCTGACGATGTGCTGACGGCCTCTCTATCCGAGGGTGGCCTGTCGGTTGGCTTTGATCGTCTACCCGTCCAAGCGGTGCAGAATCTTGTCGGTTTGTCCGGCGATGGCTCCCCACTGCGGGAAACACTAATGCGCACATACGACGCAGCCACAGACGGCATATTGAGCAGATTGACCGTCAATTTGGCCGAAGGTGTCAACCCGCGGCAAACGGCCAGAACAATTGTTCGTGAGGGGCTGAGCAATGGCCTATCGCACACGCTCACGGTTGCACGAACCGAGTCGATGCGGGCGTTGCGCTCAGCATCGGAGCAAGCGTATAAGGCGTCAGGCTTGGTTGAGGAATGGATAAGGCTGGAAACGCTGGATCTGACCACGTGCGCAGGATGCATTGCTGTCCATGGCAAAATATACCCGATCTCTTTACCCTTTGATGCGCACCCTAATTGTAGGGGCGCTCCGGCTCCCTTAATCGACGGGTTCGATCTAGATGTGGAATCGGGAGAAGAGTTTTATAACTCACTCAGCGAAGCCGACAAGCTTAAAATGATGGGGCCGGAAAGATATCGCTACTTAAAAAATGGGGGAGATTTCGATCTTCTGGCGATACGCAGAAAAGATCCTGTATGGGGTGCGTCTATACAACCTACACCGATTAAAGAACTAAAAGAGGACGGCAGCAAAAATGAACAGTAATACTGTGATCACACGCGTACCAGTTCAGGCTAAATCCGCATATGAAGCGGTGGTTGAAGACAGTAGCACATCTGTGCTAAAATACCCACAGAAGATCGAGCGTTTTATACGCAGGATCTTAGGGCTTGATTATGGGCATTACTCCATCAATCTTCATATAAGTAAAAATGATGGGATGAAGTGGCATGTTCACGAGATCGGCAAGATGGAAAGTAACGAATAGCCATTAAAAGCCCACAGTAAAATACTTGGCGTTAGGCGGTGGTCTAGCGCAACACAATCAGGAACACCGAAACACGATTGTCTTAGAGATTGATTTCTCTTTGGCAGTCGTGTTTTTTGTTTTTATACGCAAAATCAAACGGTACTCAATCGGTAAATGAGGGAATCAAAATGTTATTTAGCTTAATGTTTTTCAACCAGATCTTATTTGAAGCAGACAAGAACGGCGCGGGTGATGGTAGCAGCGGCCCGGGCAATGATGATCAAAACGGTGGGACGCCTCCGGCCAACGAATCAGGCAATGATTCTGAGGGAAACGACGGAAACGACGACGGTGGCGCAGATGATAAAAAATTCGCACAATCGGACGTAGATCGCATTGTCAAGGAGCGCTTAGATCGCGCAACCAAGCAAGCCGAGGATAAAGCAGCGGCAGCAGCCAAAGCAGCCGAGGAAAAGGCGCTCGAAGAGCAAAACGAGTTTCAGAAGCTCGCAGAATCAAGAGCAACGGATCTTGCCACGGCCAACGCAACCATCGAAACGCTGACGGCTCAAAACGAGGCGAGCGCGGCAGACCTAACGGCGCACAAAGAAGCGCTGGCCGGAATGCTGGCTACGCAGCGTGAGGGGCTGAGTGAGAGCGTGCTCAAGCTCTTGGACAAGTCGTCGGAGCTTGAGCAACTGGAGTGGCTTACGGAGAACGCAGCCGAAGTTGCCAGCGGTGCC